TGATGCCGACATGCTCGAGACAATCCCAGCCGAAGTGTCTGCGTTCAACAGCGGTCAAGATGCCGGCGTCGATTCAGGCAACATCAATCTCGGCACCTCTTCGACGCCGGTTGTTCTTGACAAGACCAACATCCTTGACTTCATTGTCTTGTGCGGTCAGGTTTTGGACGAACAGAACGTGTCAGACGAGGGCCGTTGGATGGTGGCTGCACCGTCGTTCATTGCTGCTGTCAAGACAAGTGATCTGCGGATTGCTTCGTTGGCCGGCGATGGCGTCTCGATCATGCGCAACGGTAAGGTCGGTGAGATTGATCGCTTCACGATGTACCAGTCGCGTAACCTGCTTAAGCAAACGTCACCAGGCCCTGCTCAGTACCTCATGTTCGGTCACAGCGCTGGCTTGACGTTCGCGAGCCAGATCGTTGAGTGCCAGATGATTGACAACCCTAACGACTTCGGGTACATCATCCGTGGTCTGATGGTGTTTGGCTATGAAGTCATTGGTCCGAACTACGTCGGTACAGCGGTTGTCAACGCTAGCGTCAGCAACCCCTGAAAGTCGTTTTCGTAACTCTAGGAGCTTTCTATGAAGACCAAAAACCCATACGGCGCTAACTACCAAGTTAAGGTGCCCCCTGAAACGATCCAAGCTGAACAAGCGCAAGCTGCGAAAAAGGCAAGTGCTCGGTATCCGAATCCGCCGCTTGGCCCAGAGCAGACCAACGGCCAGCAGGGCAAGATCAAAATTCGGGCTTTGACGCCCGGCACTTCGCCCGCCGGCTCCTAAGCCTAACTCGCAATAAGAACTCCGGCGCCCTCGTGGCGCCGGTTTTTTGATCTCAAAACAGGGAAACACGATGGCAACGATGAAGAAAAAGCCAATGATGGGCGCCAAGAAAAAAGCAGTAACAAAAGCTGCGTTCGAGAAGTCAGGAATGGATAATGACAAGGGCGTCAAAGAGGGTTCGAAAGAGGATAAAGCTCGCGACAAAAAGCAGTTCGCGGCCTTCAAGAAAAAGATGAAAAAATAACTTCGAGCTTGGTCGGCAAAGTGTCGATCAAGCTCCGATCAAACGGAGCAAACCCATGATCACCGAACAGCAAGAACGCAACCTATCCAACGCCAGTGCGAACGTGAAGCACAAGCAGGACAAGGTCAACCCACACGTTATTAACATCCACGATGGTCGGTTGATGCCCAACACACCGCGGCTACGAGTCCACAAGGATTACCGGATTTATACGGGGCCTAAAGGCCCGGATATCGGTGCCCCTGAGCGGCTACGCTGGCTGGCTGGTGCGCTGAGGCAACTGCCGATGAAGGTTGTGAACAGCAAAGCTGAAGCCGACACGTTTGACGTTGGCACTGCGACCAAGGATGAGCTTGTTGTGTTCGCGCAGGATGAGTTTGGTCACGTGCTTGATGCTTCGAAAGACGTGCGCACGTTGCGCAAAGAAGTCATGGCACTAGCTACTTCAGTGGCTGAGAGCGAACTGACGTGACCCTTGCGTCAACGCTTCTAGGGGAAGTCTCTGCCACGTTGCTTGATGAGAGCGGCACGACGTGGACGAGTGCGGAGCTGTTGACGTACCTCAATAACGGGATTGCGCAAGCGTGCGGCACGTTGCTTGACATCTACGTGGTTGCCAACGAGGTGGCGCTCACAGCCGGGGTGCGTCAGGTGTTGCCTGCTGACGGGCTCATGCTGATCGATATTCCGCGCACGGGTGACGGCACCGCAGTGACGCAGCAGGCAATGAACGAGCTGGCACGTACGCGACCCAGCTGGCCGAACGATCCGGCATCGGACACGATCAGCTATTTCATGTATGACCGACGTTCGCCAAAGACTTTCCTTGTCTATCCCGCTGCCACCGGTGCGGGCACGGCCGAGCTGGTGTACGCCGCAACGCCGCCCGTGATGAATTACCTGGCTGATGAGATCCCGATCGATGCAACGTTCAACACGGCGTTATGGGCTTATGTGTTGGGGATGGCTTACTCCAAGAATTCAAAACGGCAAGACATGACAAAGGCAACGAGCTACATGGGTCTTTTTACATCGATCCTTGACTCGTGGAAGAAAACTAAAGACAGCATGGTTGCTCCCCCTGATCTTGTGGGGAGCCGTTGATGCAAGTTTCGACCATCCTTGATGACGTGCGTACGCAGCTCTTTGACCCAGCGCCGGGAGTTGGTTGGACTGATCCCGAGTTGATGACCTACCTCAATGAAGCATTGACGGCTACGGCATTCGTAAAGCCTGATTGCTACGTCGTTGAAACCCCATTCACGCTCGCGGCCGGCATGATCCAGAATTTGCCATCCGACGGCGTGGCGCTTATCGATGTGCCGCGCAATAGCCCGAATGGCCGCGTCGTGACGCAAGTCGATAAAGAACTGCTTGATGAGTCCAATCGGTTTTGGCCGGCTGGGACGATGCAAGCGCAAGTCGAGCACTACACCGAAGATCCGCGCAACCCGCGACGTTTTGTTGTGTTCCCCCCGAACAATGGTGCGGGTGTTGTTGACTTGATTTACGGGGCTGTGCCGCCGACAGTCACCTACGATGCGGAAGAGCTTTCGATTCCTGACTCATATCAGCATGCGCTGACCGTGTTTGTGCTATCGAAGTGCTATAGCAAGGCTTCTGCTCGGCAAAGTCCGCAGAAGGCTCAGGACTTTATGAAGCAGTGGGGGCAAATGTTGGGCATGAAGTCGCAGGCGCAGATTGCGATCGCACCGAAAGTCGATGCGTCACCGGGAACGACATGATGGTTAATTGGTATCGCAAGCATCGGCGCATGGTTGACGACTTCGTAGCTGTAGCTGCGCTTCTCGCAGGTTACCTGCTTTGGAAGTTGCTATGAATACAGTCAGCGTTAATGACTATTTGGCCAACGTAGCTCAGGTTGCACGCAAGTGCCCTACCGCTACATTGCGCCATGCTTACATGCGCGCGTTTCGTGAGTGGTGCCAGCAAACGCAATGGTTGCGATTAAATATCCCGGGGGCTACTGTGGTCGGCATACGTCAGTACGCGTTGGGAAACGACCCACAGCTCGACATCATGGGCGTTTTCGCGATGCAGGGCTCGCAGAGTCAGCAGCAAGGTATTCAGTATTGGCCGATCGTGCCCAGCGACTCAGGGCAATGGGATCCGAATATGAAGCCTGGCATGCCGGTGCGGTTTCAGTACATCGCGGAAGCGCAGTTTTCGGTTGATCCGATTCCTTCTCAGATTTACGAACTGCTGATCACGCTCATTTTGGCACCGAAAGAAGCCGCGGTGAACGTGCCTGAGTCACCGCTTATCAAATACAGCAACGATATCGAAGCCGGCGCGCTTGAGTACTTGCTCGGGCTACCCGGCATGCCGTGGACTGACAAGCAGACTGCGATGATGAAGGGCCGCGAGTTTCGTTCCGGCATCTCCAACGGCAAAGCTGAAGCGCAACGCAATTACAACGTCGGTTCGCAACGCGCGCGTCAACGTCAATTTCTCGTTTGAGAGAACAGCATGCCCTCTTTTAGTGTCACCCCCGTCGGTCCTTTCCCGCCGTCGACTGACGACGGTTTTCCACAATTTTTGCAGTGGCAAACGCAGGGCTACGACCTCGGTGGCCCGGATGTCGACACCGTTGATATCAATACGGGGTTGACAGCTACTCGCGGTGTCGGGGAAAGCGCGAACGTCTTAACAATAACTGCTGACGGTATTGGCATCCAAATTGATGGCGTGACGCAAGCTCTGGTCAGCACGTTGAATATCGGCAGCGGGATCGGCGTAACTGTTTCCGGTGACGTTGCTACACTTACTATTGCAGCGCCACACTTGATTTGGGAAGATGTGCCGGGCGACTATACGTTGCAACTTTCCGATGCTGAAAACGGCATTTCGACAAGTGGTACGACTGGTATACAGACTGTTTTCATCCCGGGTGACACAGGTGACCCAACGATTGACTTCATTAACGGCCAATCAGTTTTAGTGTTTCAGGAGGGCGCTGCGCAGATTGAATTTACGCCTGTCTCAGGTGTGCAGCTGCTTTATCGAATCGATCAGTTCTTACCGTTTTCTGCGGGTCAAGGCGCAACGCTTACTTTGGTTAAGCGTACAGCAAATACGTGGATTCTTTGCGGCGACATGGCCGCGTTGAGCTGATGCGTGCTGTTCGCGCGGGAGCGCGCATGCCCCATGATCCGCCGCCTGTATTCGGGCCGGCGCAGATGTACCTACCCTCGTTGTTAGGGACCGCATCTGTGCTTGCGTTGTCAGATAACAATCTTATTGCGGAGCATACGGGAGTAGGATCAACTTGGCGCGCCGCTAATATCACTGATCGTTTTGGGAGTACAGGTCTCTACCAGATAACAGATAAAAGGTATTTTGAATTCACTTTTAACGGCCCTGAGCACATGGGCGCGTCTATAGGTTTTGTTTCTTGGGCTAACGCGAATGACGGGAGTGCTAATCCCGCCTCACGACAAACTTACATGGCTACGAGTAACTTTGTCGGGGGAGTGCATCCGGGTTTATGGACTGACGGGGCTAACGGCGCGGATAGTCAATACGGTACAGCTCTCGGGGCAACCATCATGGTTGCTATAAACGGAGAAAATGGGCATGTATTTTTCGGTTATCAAGGCGCGTGGTTGGGTTCGCAGAATCCTACTCTAGATATAAATCCTGCATTAACGCTCCCGGATCAAGATTTTGTGGGGACTATCGCGAGTTACGATGGGGGTGTTATAGGAGGGCCATCGTTTTTTCAAGCGCGTTTAGGACTCGACATTCTCTACCCACTTCCTACCGGGTATCGCCCCTGGGCACGCGTGTCATGACAGCCCACATCGTCAATGCTTTCCGCGGTGAAGTGCCGCTGATGACACCGCGGGAGCTGCCGGATAATTCTGCGCAAGCCGCGGTGAATGCTCGACTTTTTACTGGCGATTTGACAGCGTTTCGTCAGTTTTTGATGACGCAAGGGCTCGCAAACGACGGACCGGTGCAGACGATCTCGTTGATGGCCGGGCAATATTGGCTTTCTTGGGATCAGCAAGTTGATGTGGCTCGCGGTACGGTGCCCGGTGACACGACATATCGAACTTATCTCACCGGTTTGGATGCTCCGCGCTTCACTAACCTCGCACTGGCGACCACTGGGGCGCAGCCTTACCCTGTTGCTACGCGACTCCTCGGCGTGCCAGCGCCCGACTCGCCGCCGACTTTAGTAGTGGGTATTGACACGACCCCAACGACTTTCTCAGTCAACGTGTTTGACGATGGTAGCGACTTAGCGACCAACTGGACGACTTCATCGTTTTTAAACGTCACCAACAATACGTCGTTTGTGGTGCAGTCGGCCATCACCGGTAACCCAGCGCCGAGCTACGAAGTCGCAATCGAAAACAACGGCGGTACGCCGGCTTACGCTTACCGGAATTTCGGTATTTCAGGCGCCTCAGTTTCGTTCATGAGCTCTGATTTCATGATCGACCCAACGCAAGGCGGTAGCGGGATCGTTGTGGAGATCGGGATCGGGTTAACAGTAACGGGGGCCGGAGCGCGTGTAGGCGTATTCAGTGACATCAGCTCACCCGTGCTTGCTGTGCTCGCCGGTTCCGACTTTGGTACGCAGTCGATTTTGACTTCGATCCCTTTATCCGCGGGCTTGAGCAAAGGGGTTTGGTACACCCTTACAGCGTTGCGCAGCGTCAATGCCGACAACTCGGTCACGGTCACGGCATCGGTTTACCTAGGCTCCGGGCAACTCGGAGCCGTGTCAGCGACGAGCACTTTCGACGCTGGCGACTACTGCGCGCTGCTTGGTGTCACGGGCAACGATCAGAAAGACACTTACTACGACAACATTCTTGTGCAAGCGAGCGGGTCACTCAATGCGGTGATCACTGACGTTGCGACATCGTATGTTGTGACTTTCGTCAATGACTTCGGTGAAGAGAGTGCACCGAGTTTGCCGAGCACAACGATCTTGCGACCGGACGGGGTGACTGTCACGATCACCACGCAAACGAGTGCGCCAACTGGTATCACTGGTGATTACGGCCTTACAACGAAGCGAATCTACCGTGCAGCAACTGGTGCGACGGGGACCGCGTTTTTGTTTTTAGCCGAGATCCCGCTTTCGCAAGCCGATTACATCGACACATCGACGGATGCTGAACTTGGCGAGGTACTGCCCTCAGACAATTGGGAACTCCCGCCTAGCGATTTGCAAGGCATTCTCGCGCTACCCAACGGGGTGATGGTGGGCTTCAGCAATAACGAGCTCTGCTTCAGCGCACAGAATTTTCCGCACGCGTGGCCCGTGGCTTATCGACTCAGCACCGATACGGCCATCGTGGGCATCGGCAACATTGACACCACTGTGGTGATCGGTACGCAAAGCTTTTTGTATGTGGCCTCAGGGAACGACCCGGCTAACTACAGCATGAGCAAGTTCGAAGTACCGCATGCTTGTTCGAGTAAACGCAGCTTTGCATACATCACCGGACTTGGTGTCGTGTTCTCCGGACCGGACGGGTTGATCGTGGTGGCCGGTGTTGGGCAAGCTCGCAACCTTACCGAGAGCGTGTTCACGCGCAGGCAATGGCAAGCGCTTAACCCAAGCAGTATTTTCAGTGTCGCTCATGACGATATTTATTTCATGTTTTGGCAATCTGGATCCGCCCAGGGTTGCTACGCCGTGGACTTGCGTACCCATGGCTTCGGTGTGGTCGAGATGGCGTTCCACGCAAGCGCGGCTTACGTTGACCCAGTTGAAGATATTATGTACTTGGTGCTCGATGCTGACACTGAGCCTGATGACGCGCTATTACCTACCCCGTCGTCGGCACCAGTCTACGTCGACGGCCGCACAATCTACGCATTTGAAGGCAACACCTCAGAGTACATGACCTACCGGTGGCGCACTAAGCTATGGCTAGAGCCGTTCCCGACGTTTTACAACATGGCGCAAGTGCGGCGTGACCCGGATGCATCCGGCAACCTGATTGTTCGTTTTTACGGCGATGGCGCATTGCTCAACGAGATCGTGCTCATGAGTGATACTGAATTCACGCTCACGCCGCCGCAGCAAGCTTACGGGACGTTTGAGATGGAGCTCGTTGGAACCGATACGGTACGCGTGCTGCAAGCTGCGGATGACGTTACCGAGTTGAATTGATATGGCTCTCGGCTCACCGTCAATCACGACGCCCAACGCGCTTGATTTGCGCGTACTTCAGACCGCCATTCAAAACATTCGGCAACGCATTGAAGCTGCTGAGGCGGTTATCGGCACCACGTCGAGTACTGTCCGAGCCCAAGCGAATTCACAAAATTCTTCAGGTAGCTTTGGAGCACTTCTAGCACAGCTAACTACGCTCGCTCTGCGGGTTAGCGCGCTTGAAAATACGAATTCGACTGATATCGAGTCATTCCTCGCTGGCGAGACGATTACGCTCGGGCAAGGTGTCGTGCCGATCGATGCGCTATCGGTAGGCGCAGCTGACCCAAGCGACCCAACACGCATCCTGGGACTGCTCGGCGTGGCGATTAACGCAGCGTCAACGGGCGCGATGGTGCAAGTGCAGCGCCGCGGGGTTTATGCGCCACCGGGTGTCTCGGGCCTTCTCGTTGATCGTGCTGTCTACGTCGATGGCACGGGTATCACTCAAACACCCGGAAGCAACGACGCCACGGCGTTGCTGCTAGGCATCGCGGTATCGTCAACGCAGATCTACGTCGACCCTAGTGTGCCGGTAGTGCTGGCCACCGCTTTTGACTCGAATTTTCCTGACTCCTACACCGATTTTTTGCCAGCGGCGTACCGACTGGTTCGTGAACTCGGGTCACTCGAAGCGTTGATCGACGCATTGCCAGCAAACAGCGGTGTCGACCCGCACGCGCAAGTGCCCGTGACAATCGACGGCGTCGCGGTGCGCGTGAACGCTGCCGATATTGCTGCGCTTGCAAGCGGCGCGCTTCCGGTGATTGTTGACGGTGATCTTTTAGCGAATACGAGCGGCGGTACGGCGCAGCCTGTAGGAACTACGCTTTCAGATTATTTGGATTACGTGTTTGGTATTACAGATGGCGCGTTGTTATACCGTGCTTACGGCAGTTGGCTTACTTTACCGCCCGGGGCTTTAAGTTACGTGCTAACAAGTACGGGCAGTGATATAGATTGGGCACCTCCCCCTGGCGGTTCCCTTCCTTCCATTGCGGATGGTGATGTGTTAGCTAATATAAGCGGTAGCGTAATGCAGCCTATCGGGGTTGTATTTTCAGATTACTTGGATTACGTATTCGGAGTAAGTCACGGGGCATTGCTGTACCGTGCTTATGGAAGTTGGGTTGTTTTACCCCCCGGAACTTCAAGTTACGTGCTGACTAGCACGGGCGCCGATATCGGTTGGGCACCCGGTAGCGGAGGCGGGGGGAGTGCAACGGATGCTTCACTTTTTTGGATGAGTATTTAAAATGACCTTGGCTTTTACGCCTGTTTCTTTTTTCAACGGGGCGTTGACCACGTCTATAGTAACGTTTTACACGGTAGGAGGTGCAATTACGGCATCTATAACTAAAGAAATTATACTTTGTAATTCAGATGCGGTATCACGTTTAGTAACTTTTTACGCAGTACCTTCAGGCGGGTCACCTGGACAAGCTAACAAAATACTAGCTCAACAAAAAGTAGACGCAGGGTCAACGTTAGTTATCGCGTTGAGTACTGTACTTTCAGCAGGCGATAGTCTTCAAGGATTTGCTGACCGAAATAGCGTTGTTTCTGCTCGAATTAGTGGAGTTGAGGGCGCATGACAACACTTACTGCAGTTAACAGCGCCCAAACATTGCGGCGTTGGCCCACGGGCACGTGGCAGACAACGGGGGGGTCGGGGTTCAAAGTTTCGCCGCCGGTGCTTATTTATTCAGCAAACCTTGTCCATGCACCGTTTGTGGGGGTGCGCAAATCGTCGGTTTCGACGATCTCTGACAAGCTTGTTCGTCCACTTGATTATCGAGGAAAGGCGTAAGTTATGCCATTTTCTACTTATTACGACAGTACAGATACGGGACTCGCCGGCCTGACTAATGTCGCCGGGTCGTTACTCACCTTTCTCGACGCTGTTCTTGTTAACGGCTATAACTCAAAGACTCTAACAAGCCTTATATGCGTAGGTACGACGGTAACCGCAACTCTTGTTTCACACGGATACCGCGATCGTCAGTTTGTCACTATAAGCGGAGCGACCCCAACAGGGTATAACGGGACTTGGCAAATCATACCGGGGTCTACTTCATCAAATACGTTTCAATTTACGATATTAAGCTCGGGGTTATCGGCGGCAACCGGGACACTCGCATGCATCGTCGCACCGCTTGGTTATACAACTGAGTTTACAGGTACAAATTTACGGGCCTATCAAGCACCATCTGGGAACCGCTTGCCAGTTCGCATCGACGATACGGGAACGACCACTGCGCGATTTCTCGGTTACGAAACAATGAGCGACGTGAACACTGGTGTGAATGGGTTCCCCCTTGCTACGCAGGTATCGGGAGGCAATTTTTGGTCAAAATCAAGCGCTGTCACAGCGCGGCGTACCATACTTTGGGGTAACAGTTCAGTTTTCCATTGCTTTACTGATTACACAGGCGACAGTTCATCAGGCACGCTGATGTCGTTTGGGGATGCTACCCCGACGAAGAGCGGGGACGCGTGGTGTACTTATATCTTCGGATCGAGCGCCGCGGGGGATTCCTCCGGTAATACTGTCGCTATTGCGACAGCGTCGGTTTCGGCTTTGGGGGCGATCAACACACACTACTTTGTTCGCAGTTTTTCGCAACTTGCAGGGGCCGTTACAGCTGGCAAAGTGGCGGATTCTAGATTCTCTAATACAACGGTTACCGCCATTTCGGCGGGTGTAGGAGCACAAATCGGAAGCGGAAGTAACGGTCCGTTGACGTTTCCAATGCCTGTTGACGGTAACGCTTGGACCTCGCAAGTAACACTTACAGAAGCTACGCAAGGGCCACGGGGTTATATGCAAGGTGTTTATGCCCCCCTGCATGCTAGAGCGTTCACAAATTACACAATCTATCAGGGGGCCGGCAGCTTAGCAGGCAGAGAGGTCATGGCAATCAACCTCGGGGCTACAGGGCAGATACTTGCCGAGGTTTCGAACACGTTTTAGTTGTGATTTCTGGCACGCCATTCCTACTCGCGGACATCGATCACGAATGGCACCGTGTTGGCCCACTAGTCTTGGGTGTTGATCCCTGCGATACTGCAGGCGACGATTTGCGCCAATGCTGCCGAGAAGGGCGGGCGCTTTGTTTGGTTTCGAACGATGGGCTGCTGGTGATTCAGCTGCAGCCCGATCGCTACGGAAACGGTGAACTCGAGCTCTTCGTGCGCATGGCCGCAACGTGGGGTGAGCGGGGCTCCATCCAGCGCAACGATGCGCACCTCGATGCAATAGCGAGGGAACTGGGGGCCGTGCGGCTGGTGTTTCACACTCTCAGACCCGGGATGCATAAGGTGCTCAATCCCGAGTGGAGAGTGCGGTATACCGCTTTTGAAAGAGTCGTAAATGGGATCGAAGGCAGGCCAGCAGCAGACATCAGCGCAGGTAGCACAAGCTAGCCATGCTGCCAACATGCTGGCCGACTATAACCAACGTTGGTTGCCGGTCCAGCAAAAGCTTGCTTCTCAAATCGAGGCTGAAGGCCCTGAGAATTCCAATGCTCGGCAACTTGCTCAAGGCAAAGCAACGACCGACGTTGCGATGGACTTCGATAAAGCTCAAACGGGCTTGAATGCTTCGCTCTCAAACAACGGTGCCGCGCCGGGTTCGGGTCGCGCGGACCTTGCAACGGCCGGTATGGGCGGCGATGCCGCGGCATCCAAAGGTCTTGGAAAGATGATTTCCGACCAACAGGTCGATGACGCTTATACGCAGGGTCTTGGCGCGCTTACAGCGCTCGGTCAAGGTCAGAGCGCGCAAGTCAGTTCGAATTTAAGTAGTCAAGCTGCGCAGAGCGGGCAGCAAGCTTCAGCTGACGCACAAGCCTCGTTGATGAGTCATGAGGAGACGGGCGGGGTCGCCGGCCAGGTTGCGGGCTTTGGCCTGCAGCAAGGATTGAAAGGCGGTTTCGGGAGCCTTGGCAGCAGCCCGCCGCCGATCAGCAATACGAACAGCGTGAACAACCCTTCAGCGTACCTTCCCTGATTATGTCTGACAACATTTCCTCTTCGCTTACTGGCAATGCTTCGCCACAGGTTGTCAACCCTTACGGACTTAATCCGGGGTCGAGCAGCTACGCTAACGATACGCTTGCAGCGGTCACGAAGGACCAGTGGGCGAACTATGTCAACACGTTCGTACCGATCGAAAACAATTTGATTAAGTACGCGGAAGATCCAACGCAAGTTACTTCAGCGATGTCGCAAGCCGGGGCAGACGTGAATTCTTCGTTTGCTGCGCAAGCCGGCGCAACGCAACGACGCGAGAGTGCGCTTGGCGTGAACTTGTCACCCGATGAGCAAGCGGCGTCCGCGAAGTCCCTCGGGCTTACGCAGTCGCTCGCCGATGTGCAAGCACAAAACACTGCGCGTGACCTGACGGTGCAACGCCAGCAATCGATACTTGGAAACCCTGCGCCACAAGGAACGAATTGACATGCCAGGACTTGGGATCGGCCCTTCGCTTGCAAATTACGGCACCCGCGGCCGATCACCTTCGCTCGCAGCTTTTGGTTCGTCTGAAGAGGATCAAGCAGATAAGGGCTTGCAAACTGCGGCAGGCGAAGAGACGCAGCGCAATGCACAAAACACCGTGGCTGCAGCGCAAGCTAAAGCCGGCAATGAACAGCTTGGCGGAACGCTAGGCGCACTCGGTGGCACAGCGCTCAGCGCCTCGTTAGGCGGCACGGCGGCTGCAGCAGGGGGTGCGGCTGCAGCAGGCGCCGCGACAACTGCCGCCGCGACAGGTGTTGCTGGCGCCGCGGCGGGGGCGGCAAGCGGCGCGACGTCGGGGTCTGCGATCGGCCCGTGGGGCACGCTGATCGGTGGCGTTGTTGGTGCTTTGGTTGCAAGCAAGCTTTTTTGAAAGTCTGAGATATGCTTTACGGATTGGGTGGGGGCCTTGGTGGGGGCCTTGGTGTAGGCGGTGCTGCCGCGTCGGGCATCATGAGCGGTTTCCAAATGGGTCGCGAAGTCGATGAGGACAATGACCGCAAAGCTCAAACCGCAACGATAAACGCCCGCAATGCTCAGCTCGATGCCGAGCGGCAAGCACAGACCCAACGCACGAACGATGAGCAGGACTCTGATCGTGCGTTGAATGCCGTCAATCAAGAAATGTCGGATCAAGCTGTAACTGGCGCCGGCCTTGCACAGCAGTACGGCGGAATGGCGAATATCCCGGCGAGTGTCGGTACTGCGTATGCCGCCAAGGCCAACGAGATTGGATCTCGCCGCGCAGCCATCCTGCAGCAACGCTACGCCCCTGCAGTGAAGCAGGAACAGCAGTGGGCGCAAGATACTGCGTCGCGCATTGCAACGGGGCAAATGAGCATGGATGATTTGAGCCCTGCCGACACGGTGCGGCTCATCCAAGGCTCAACGTTGCGACCCGCGACTGATTTTTTGCGGCCTGCGAATGGCGGCAACTCGACTGTCGGCCAAGGTATCGCCGACGCAACAGCGGGCATTAAAACGGGCAACCAGTCGTTGACGGTGCAGGGTGCCAACACGCTGTTAGCCCCCGAGGTCGGGGCCGGTGTCGGGCATGTCGCTCCCGACGGGTCGACGATCGTCAATAAGCAGCTCGCTGCGCTCGTGCCCGCGCCGCAGCAGCCTCAAGCTACGCCTGCGCAGACGGCGATGCAAGCCAACCCCGTGCAGGGCTTGACGGCCGCGTTAACTGCTGCGACGACTCCGGGCGCGCCGCCGATCAGCAGTACGAATGACGTTAACAACCCCTCGGCTTACGTTGCCCCCAACTTGCCGC